ACCGCCCGCAAGCACGCCGACTTTCTCTCCGACCTAGGCCTGTGGAAGCGGAAGACGCACCCGTCCCTCGCCCGGTCACAGGTCCGCTTCTTTACGCTTGCCCCTAACGGCGAGATAAAGGAACTTACTTTTAACCGATGACCAACCGCGAAAATATTAAGCGCCTTGTGGAAAACATCACGGGCTCGTTAGCCACCGTCCAGCACATCGCCGGACGTTATGAACAGCACGACGCCGACATCATTACGCTGTCGGATTTAAACCGCTCGGCCATCACTGAGCTACAGGTCTTCACGGACTCCGTCGAGACGGCTGACGAAGCCGCCCAGGTTAAACCGCTGCACGACCGGGTGCACGTCCTCGTCGTGCAACTCCGCGTCCTCCGCAATACGCTTGAGGCCATGGAGAACGCCGCCGAAGCCGCGCTCGAAGATGTGCGCCGCATCTCCGCCAGCGTCGAGGAAGCCAGCCCCGAAGACGACGCCCTCTAATTTCCACCAACCCAATAACACCACACCACCACCATGCGTATCCCACCCGAACCCATCACCCACCGCGTCCTCTATGACGGCATCCAGGCGCTGAACTACTCCGGCTCCAAAGAGCTGCTCAAGTCTCCGGCCCACTACCAAGCCTACCTCAACCAGGAGCGCGAGGAGACCAAGGCCCTGCGCATGGGCTCGCTCATTCACTGCGCCGTGCTCCAGCCCGAACTCCTGAACGAGAAGTTCGTCACGGCCCCCGAGTGCGACCGCCGCACTAAGGACGGCAAGGCCACCTATGAAGCCTTCCAGTCCAGCCTCAAGCCCGGTATGACGGTCGTCAGCGCCGAGGAGTCCTGCGAGTGCCATATCATCGCATCCACTGCCAAGGCCGCCCTTGAGCGTATGGAGGTCACCTTCGAGATGACCGAGTTCATGTTCACCACGGATCACTGCGGCGTGCAACTCAAGTGCGCAATCGACGGCGTGGGTACCGATGGCTACCTCTACGACCTCAAGACCACCGAGGACGCGTCCCCTGCTGGCATCCTTAAGTCTATCCGGGCTTATCGCTACAACCTCCAAGCCTACTTCTACCGCCTGTGCTTCGAGACGGCCTTTGAGCGCCGCGTGCTTGGCTTCCGCTTCCTCTTCGTCGAGAAGGCCCCGCCCTACGCCACCGCATGGGTGGAGATTGGCCCTGAGCTGATGTCCTATGCCTGCTCCGACTTCGAGAAGGCGCTGCAAGCCTACCGCGAATGCACGACCCTCGGCGAGTGGCCTGCCTACGGAGACGAAGTCCAGGTCATCGACATCAAGGGACCGACCACGTCCACCGCTATTACCTTTGCCTAACACTAACATGACCACCGAAAACAACGACCGCCCCCCGCTCACCTCCATATCAACCAATGGCACCTACCGCCTGAAGCTCATCAAGCCTAAGTTCGAGAAGGTCAAGGTCTGGGAAGACGGCACCTGCTCCGCCCGCCTCTTCTTCGTCGACGACAAGGGCTTCTGCCTGTCGAAGAACTTCTCCACCAAGTACGGCAAGGCTCTCGCCATGCTCGTCGGCAAGTACTCCGGCAAGTTCACCAAGGAGATCAGGCTCGACGCTACGGCTGCCGAGTACCTCCAGTACCTCGAGCCCGCCTGCGGCCAGACCATCTTGGTCGGCGTAGAGTGTGAAGCCAACGGAGAGTACAACGGTCGCCCGCAATTCAAGTACAAGATGACCTACCCCAAGGGCTCCCAGAAGCCGACCGTGGCCGACACCCTTCCCGACGCTCCTCCATTCTAATCGGCCATGACCGAAACACCCACGCCGATGGCCGCCCCCACTCTCGTTCTGATCAGTGGGTTCGCCCGGGCAGGGAAGGACACGCTGGCCTCTGGCCTTCTCGAATGGTCTACCCGCCCCGCCGAGCACATCAACCTTGCGGATAGCCTTAAGGAGGCCGGTAACCACTTCATGGACTATCTCGGGCTCGATGGAAACTTTCTCAATGAGGAGTTCAAGGTCGAGAACCGCGACGCTCTGGTTGCCATGGGTCGCTTCGCACGGCGCCTCGACAAGGATGTCTTCGCCCGACACTTCGCCAACTGGTGCCCGGTCATGAAGCACCACGATCAGGTCAGCCCTGAGACCGTGGTCTGCTCCGACTGGCGTTACATCAACGAGCTGCGAGTCTGTCAGGACATCCTCTGGGAGAAGGGCTGGAAGGTGCGCACCGTCTACGTCTCGACCGCCGGCATCGGCCCCGCTAACGATGAAGAATTAGACAGCATCGCCGAGATACGCGCCTCGCACTCCTTCGACCAGGAGTACATCTTCAAGCCGAACGCCCGTCAGCAAATCATGTCCGAAGGACGCATCCTTGCCAAGTCATGGAGGCTCTAACCCTTGAGACGGTGGCATGGGCCCGCAAGGTCGGCCTGTCCCCTGATCGCGTCGCTTTCCTGCTGGCCTGCCCCAAGTACACGGTAAGCAAGGGCCACCGCAAGTCCGACAAGGTCATCACCGACAACCCGAACCACCACCTGCAACGCCTGGGCGACTGCTACTGGTTCCGGCTACGTCGTCGCGGCACGGACATCGTCGAGAACATCGGCCAAGACCTGCTGACCGCCCGTCAGCGCCGTGACGAGATGCTCGCGGCCTTTGACTCCGGCCAGCCTATCCCTCACTTGAACACCAAATGAGTACCCCGACCCGCTTTGTGGCCTTTGGTGATAACCACGGTGACATGGCCGACCACGAGGCCACCGACGCTCTCTGCGAGTTCATGAAGGATTACAAGCCGACCGTGCGCGTCCACCTCGGCGACTGCTTTGACTTCCGATCGCTTCGCCGTGGCGTAGGCAATGACGCTGAAGGTGCCGAGTCCCTGATGGATGACATCCAGGGCGGAGAGGACTTCCTAGCCCGCACAAAGCCCACCGTCTACCTCATGGGCAATCACGAGCACCGCACCGTCGCCCTCCAGCATACGTCCGGCTCGGCCATTGTCCGCGACTACTGCGCTGACCTAGAGGCCCGCATCAAGACCGCCGCTAAGAGCTGCGGAGCAAAGACCATCCTGCCCTACCACGCTGAGAAGGGTGTCTATCGTCTCGGCCCGGTGGCCTTCATCCACGGTTACGCGCACGGCCTGAACGCCACTGCTGAACAGGGCAAGCACTACGCCGACCGGGGAGGTGCTCTCATTCACGGCCACACGCACACGCTCGCCCAGGTTAACTTGACCAAGGCCGAAGGCGGCGCCGCTTTCTCCGCTGGCTGTCTCTGTCAGAAGGACGCTATGGCCTACGCATCGCACCGTCTAGCCACGTCCCGCTGGGGCTCAGGCTTTGCCGCTGGCTGGGTGGACGGCCAAGACTGGAAGGTCTGGCTCGTGCACAAGGTCGGGCGTAGCTGGATATGGCAGACCGACCTCAAGGTCTACACCCCGAAGGCACGCGCATGAAGCCCTTCGACGCTCGCGGCCTAGTCGACGCGCTCCGTGGCTCGACTGGCGAAGACATCGACGGCTGGATCAGAACGATGGACGTCATCCCGCTTATCGGCGTGAAGACACTCGCCGGTGTTCGGCTGCCGATTGCCCGTATCGTCAAGGCTGGCTTTGCGGAACAGCGCCGCGTGGGCAAGGCCCTTCTGATGTACCGCCTGTCGCCTAAGTTTAAGACCTGGGCAGACGCTCACGCCGCCGCCACTGAGCTAGAGCGCTTCGTCGCCCCCGCTGGATGGGTCACCCTTACGCAGTACGCCCGCAAACTTCGCCGCACCGTTCGCGGCCTCCAGTACCGCATCGACGGCCAAGACATCTCCGTCCGCATTTACAAGACACCTCGACCTGTCCCGCATTACCGAAGCACTGACCTCGACCGTCTCTTACGCAAAGCACCTTGACCTTGGGCACCCACGCCCACAAACCCACACCCCTTCTTCCATGCAACCGTACTTCCATCAGGGAGCCGTGACCCTTTTTCACGGTAAGGTCGAGGAGCTGTTGCACAAGACAGTCCAGACCGACAACGCTACGCTCATCAGCGACCCTCCCTACAATGTTGGCTACCATTATGACGACTGCGAAGACAGCATGGATGAGGCCGACTACTATCGCTTCATGGCTGCTGTCTTTTCTGACTCAGCAGTCCTTATCCATTATCCGGAGGCCATGTTCCGTATTGCTAGGGCCATGGATAGGTTCCCTGAAAGGGTAGTCTCATGGGTTTACCCTTCAAACACCCCTCGCCAGAGTCGGTCGGTCGCATGGTTTGGATGTAAGCCTGACTTCCGTAAGGACGGACAGGACTACCGCAACCCGACAGACCCTCGCATCGCCAAGCGCATCGAGGCCGGGAAGCGGGCAAGGCTTTACGACTGGTGGCAGATTAATCAGGTCAAGAATGTCTCGGCTGAAAAGACCGAACACCCATGCCAGATACCCGTTGAGCTGATGGAGCGTATCATCCGCATTACATCTCCTTCGCTTGTCATTGACCCTTTCGCGGGCTCTGGAACGACCTTGCTTGCATCGGCTAACCTCGGCGTGCCTTGCATCGGCATTGAAATGTCCGAGCGTTACTGCGAAGTAATTGCAAAGCGTATCACCGAACACGCTAGACTGGTATGACTCCTCCGAACAACGTGCCTGCGGAACGCCACCTCCTCGGCGTCCTCCTCCGTGACGCGCTTCCTCTCCCTAGTGATCTTAAGCCCTCCGACTTCTTCGAGCCTGTCCACCAAGACATCTACGCGGCGGCACTGTCCCTGGCTGTCGATGGTGTCCCTGCCGACGAGCTCACCGTCTCACAACGCCTACGCGAGGCCCGCTCCCTTGTGGACGCTGCCACCGTCTCACTCCTGGTCAGCGATGCCGGTGCGTCGACATATCGCCCTGAGCACGTCAACCTCATCACCGACGCCGCCCTCCTCCGTGAGGCATCTAACGCGGCACACAACGCCACCGACCCGGATACACTGCTCGACCACTATGCTCGTCTGGCAGATAAGCGCAAGGGTGCCAAGACCCGCCACGGCCCGCAGCGCATGGACTTCGACTACCTCCTCACCGCTGACCGTAAGAACGACCCGAACAACATCCTCGGCAACCGCTGGCTCTGTAAGGGTGGGTCGCTCCTGATCGTCGGGCAGTCGGGCACGGGCAAGTCTTCGCTGATGATGCAGGCCGCCGTCCACTGGGCGCTAGGCCGTGACTTCTTTGGCATCAAGCCAGTCAAGCCCCTGCGCTCAATCATCGTGCAAAGCGAGAACGACGCGCTCGATTGTGGCGAGTCTCTGCAAGATGTCGTGGCAGGTGCTTACCTTGACTCTGCCGAGATCGCGCAGCTGAAGGAACACCTAGCCATCTACCGCGACACCGTCAGCACCGGCACGACCTTCACCGCAATGCTTAAGGCCCTCATCATCGAGCACAAGGCCGACATCGTTTTCGTTGACCCGCTGCTCTCCTTCGCCGGCATCGACGTCTCTGACCAGGAGCAGGCGTCCAAGTTCCTGCGCCATGACCTCGCCCCGATCCTGCTTGAGACAGGCGCCGTGCTCGTAGCCATGCACCACACCGGCAAACCAAAGACCTCTGCCGAGAAGGAAGGCCACACCGTCGCCGACCTAGCCTACGCGGGCCTCGGCTCCTCCGAGTTCACTAACTACTTCCGCGAGGTCGCCGTTCTCTTCCGCTGCCAAGGCGAAGAGCCCATCTACAAGTTTGGCCTGACTAAGCGCCGTGGCCGTGCCGACCTCAAGGACCACACCGGGCAGTTCAAGTCCGAGATTTACATCCGCCACGCCGCCCAGAAGGGGGTCATCCGCTGGGAATACAGCCAGCCCCCCTCCCAGAGTGCCACCGACCCAGCCCCAAGGGATAGCGATTCCCGCCCCGCTAAGGGGTCGCCAAGGCGTTTGAACATCAACTGAGGGTCAAGAGCCGTACCCCCTACCTTTTGACCGTCTAATCCTGACCTCGCCACATGGGTATCAACATCCAACTCAACTTCCGTCCCTGTACTACGTACAAGGGTGACACTAGCCTCACCCCTTGTCGCTACGCTCGGGGTTCAGCCGTGTCTCTAGCGAGGAGGCAAGTTTACCGCGATGACCAAGCCTAACCGTACTACCGCGCGGAGAGGGTGGGTTCTCCGTAAGCTGAGTCTGACCAGGCTACGGCAGAAGGCATGGAGGGAAGAGCCGGTGAGGATGGAGGGTATCCGGGTCAAGGCCACCGAGAAGGCAAAGGCAATCAAGGACGAGAAACACAAGAACCTCATAGCCTTGGTGAGTACCTGGCCTGAGCGCATGACTACCGATGAGCTCAAGAAGATCGTGGCAACTGACATCGACTACAAGGGGAAGTACTCATCACTGACCTATCGGTTTACGCGTAAGGGTTTACTGAGGTTCATGGCTGATGGATACTGGCATAACCTTTGCCACTTGCCCGCTGAGTAACATCCTTACCAAATGAGCAGCGTGACCAAGGCCAGAATTAACGACCTAACAGCGCCTCCAAACGAGGCCAGGTCATTTGACGCGTGGTTTTTCTCTCAGCCTAAGAAAACGCAAAATAAGATGCGTGACTCTGGTGTGCTGCCTTACCGCGAGATGGTGCAATCACGGCACGTGTTTGCCGTTGATGAGAACCATACGGGTTGGAACACGCTGACCGCTAAAGACGGCATCACCGCTTCAATGCGGCATCAGCTTGATGTTGAGAGAGAGAAGCAACGGACTGAAGTCGACGCGTTTATCTCGCGCGATCATGTAGCCGTGATGCTTAGGGGCTTTCTGGATGCCATCGCAAACTCTGACTCGATGCCATTCCGTCGCCACGTCGAGCTGGTACGTTGGGCGCTGTCACTCCCTGGCTGTCTCGACTCACGCACCATCGCCCGGATGTATGGACGCTCGCACATCTGGGCTCAGAAGCGGGCGCGTCAGATACGCTCGACGGTGAACGGTGACGCGTGCGGATTGTTCCCGCATATCAATTCACGCAGGGATAAGCACAAGATGCCACGACGATGAATAACGGCCATATACCCCCTC